GCTGCGGCCTGTGAGGCCAGCTGCTCGCGGTACGCGTCAGTGTTGAAGTTCTCGGCGTCGGCGACGATGCTTTTCTCGAGGGGCCGGAACGTTTGGGTCTGGTAGTCGTAGTAGTCTTTGGCCTGATCCATTTGCTGGCGCTGCGCGTCCATCTGGAGACCGGCTACCTCCTGCAGCATAGGAGACATCTCGTCGTACTGCTGCTTGGCAAAGTCCAACTGGTCTTGACCAAGGCCCGCCATGATCTGCGCGGCCTCTTTACTCGCTTCGGCGAGTGGGCCGTAGTCTGGCGCTTTCGAGCTTTTCTTACCCATGTTTGGCACCCCTAAAGTAATTCTCTGGCCACAGTACAAGAACGATCATGTCGACGCCCTCCGTACCGGCCTGTTTCAAAACAGCTTCTTCGACGAAGCCGATCTTCTTATCCAAGTGAAGAGCTTTTGCATTGTCTGCGTCCACCATGCCAGTCAGGCGGCGAAGTCCACAGACGTTGAAAACGTAGTTGTATGCGTGGTCGAACAGGTCAAACAGCGCTTTACTGCCACGGCTGACCGCGATGTGGCACGTGGCGTTGGAGTCATTGAAGTTGTTAAAAACAAACCCCGCTGTGATCTCACCGTTCATCTCGACACCCATGGCGTAATAACCGCCCCAAGGAGCAGTCTGTCCGACTTGCTCCGCTACCCAAGCGCCGACACGTTCTTTGTCATCGAATATGAGTCTGGCCTGCGTCACGTTACCCTCCCAGATACACTATGTCACCCCGTATGTACACAATTTAGCCCCGCTCGAGCCGCTGCGCAACTTTGTTGTGCGCGCCCCGTGCTACGCGCCGCCGTCGGGGTCTATGGGCCAGACTATATTGCGCGGAAAACCTGCCTGCGAGGGCACGTTTCGCAGTGTGTTGCGGTAAACTCTCCAAGCGGCAGTCTGCTGCGCATTAAGCGGGCTATCGGGGAGCTGTGTCCAGTCAGTACCGCGCAGGGTGTCGTCGCGCCGCCTGCGCACCTTGACAGCTTCTTCTTCGTCGATTTCGACCGGAGTTCGCGGGTCTACCCATGCTTGGGCGTCGTAGTCGTACTGTGCCGGTCGGAAAGGCGGTAGCCCTAAGTCAACGACGCCGCCGTTTCGGACTGCGAAATACTTAGGTAGTTCTTCGAACCGGAGGTCTAACTCAAGAACATCTGCCCCGCCTGCCTGCAGTTGGTCTGCGCGGTTGGTGATGTCTACTGGGAAGCCGTTAGGCAGGTGCGCAACGTATATCAACGGAAGAACTCCCGTATGTTTATCTGGATTTGGGAAAAAGTACTCCCGACGCCCCAGTTGCTGTTGCTCCGCCAGCGGTAGTAATACAGCTCGAACGTAACCGTTTGCCCCGCAGAGAAGTGGGTTCCCTTGAGCAGCGCGGTAATGCGGATAATCGGGGTGTGCGAGTGCAGGAACATCATAGCGCCGCCGTAGTGGTCGCTTTGACCTAGAAAGCTATAGTCCGACCGCGTGGTCACGCCACCGGCGCGTACCCGGTAAAAGTACCCGGAGACTAGACTGGTCAACGTGTTAGCCGCCGAAGTGTTGCTAAACTCTGAAATTCGTGCGGTCCCTAACAGCACGTCCAGTTGTTCTGGCGCATAGTTATCGTCCGCGTCCACAACATATGTACGCGTGCCTAGCGACCGATACATCGTTGGGTTGGCTAGGAAGTGGGCCTCGTTAGGCCCGGCGCTTGACGAGTACGACGGGTTTGTGGTGCTACCCGCTGTTACGGGCACCGAGATGTTTCCGGCGGACGCCAGAGACGACGTGATCTGCCCGCCCGAGTTGATCTTCAAACGGTCTACCGACAGGTCGGCGATCTTACCGCTGTCCACAGCCAGGTTGGCGATCTTTGCCGTCGTGATGTTGGCGTCTGCGATCTTCGCCGTCGTGATGTTGGCGTTTGCGATCTTAGCCGTAGTGACGGCCAGGTTGGCGATCTTCGCCGTCGTGATGTTGGCATCCACAATGTTTGCGGTGTTGACCGCCAGAAGACCTATCTTCGCGTTGGTAACGGCCAGGTTGGCGATCTTTGCCGTCGTGATGTTGGCGTCTGTGATCTTTGCGGTCGTGATGTTGGCGTCTGTGATCTTAGCCGTGGTGACAGCCAAATCAGCGATCTTCGCGGTGTCGACCGCCAAGTTGCCGATCTTCGCGTTGGCGATAGTACCGTTCTGGATGAACGTGTCCTTCATGTACACGCCCGTGGGCACACTCACCCCGTTAATTGTCGTTGGTGTCGTGCGTACGATAAAGGGTTCAGAAGGCGCAATTCCCGGCCCAGCTGGGTTCGCAATAGCAAACACATCAGAGCGAACAATAAACTCGCTCGTCGGAGTCGCTCCAACCAACGTGCTGGCAAGCCCGTAGCCTGACACGTACCCGTTGACGTCCACTTTGACAGTGTACTGCGCTTGCAGCTCGCCGTCGGTGGTGGCCCGTGTTGTTGCTTCCGTCTGAATGGCGGATGTGTTGGTTCCGACTGTGGCCTGCAACGTTACTATGTCGCTAGCAATAGCGCTGTCAGCGTCAGCGCGGGTTGTTGCTTCCGTCTGAATGGCGGATGTGTTGGTTCCAGTTGTGGCCTGCAACGTTACTATGTCGCTAGCAATAGCGCTGTCAGCGTCCGCGCGGGTCGTTGCTTCCGTCTGAATGGCGGATGCGTTGGTTCCAACTGCGGTCTGCAGTGTTGATACATCGCTAACAATAGCGCTGTCAGCGTCAGCGCGGATTGTTGCTTCCGCCTCCACGCGTTGGGCCACGGAGCCGGTCAGGCTCGACGGCCCGTCGATCAAATTGATGCGCGTGCCCAAACTGCTGAACAGTTCAACCTCGGTGATCTGCCCTGAGAGCAGAGACAGTATGTACGCTGGGTCTTGACCTGTGGTCCCCTGAACCCCGTCTACCGCGTTGTACGGCCCGAGTTCGTTCTCTCGGTTCACAAACCGCACCCAATACCAACGGGACGTGCCCTCCCCGATGGTGTGCGAAAACACAGAGCCGGGGGTCATGCCAACCATCACGGCGTCCGCTAGCGGTGGAGCACCGCCGCCGCCTAGTTCCGGTGCCGCCCATATTTCGGTCCATGCGTGCCCGCTGTACACAGGCGCGTCCCACTCCAGGATGACGTTACCCAGTGCGCCAGTAGCCACGAGGTTTATAGGGGCTGGTGGCGTCGGGTACTCATTCTCGGTGGGCACGGGAATAACGTTCCCGCCAGCGATGTCGACGAGACGGTACCTCTCCAGATCAGCCAGAGTCACAACCCGATCAGAGCTGAGGGAGTTAAACGACTCGCGGACACGGTCGAGGAAGTACCTCAAGTCCTGCGGGATCGTACTGGTGATGGTTGGTAGCTTAGACACCCGCTAGCTCCGTCATTGATGTAGCCACAGACACCGCAAATACCTCTGTGGAACCCTCCAACTGGAACTCCCAGTCTCGGCCAACCTTAACTGGCAGGCGGAACGGTCGACGGGAAGTAACCGTCTTCGTGTAGAACAGCGTACCGTCGGCGAAAATCTTAAACGTCACCGGATAGGCTTCGGCCTCCACCTGCGCGCACGTGAAGCTGATCGTGTGCGGCATGGTCATCATCTTGGATTTCCACGTGTACGACTTGGCCGCACCGTCGAACCAGACTTTAACCGTGCGATCGGCAAACGCGAGGAACAGCTTGTCGCGCTGGAGATCGCGGAACCCTGCTGTGGCGTAGATGTCGTGGAGGATGAACTGCCCGCTGGTCATGTCGTATATGAAACCGCCAGAGGTGACGCCGTTGTTGTAAAACGCGATGTACTGGTTGTCGTGCTGGTACGCGTGGATCGAGTCCGGTTTGAAGTAAGTCTGCCATTGTTTGTAGTTGAACAGGTTCTCCGTAATGATCCGAGACCCCTGCGGTGACAGCAGCATAAGCCCATCTGGTGCCGCGTAGACGACCGCGCTGCCAAAGCTCACGATGCTTCTCTTGGACACGCACGCCTGCTCGAGGTCGGACTTGACCACAGCGATATTCTGCGGGCTGGAACCCATCATCAAGTACGGCACACCCGTGGTCAGAACAGCGAGCGTCGTGTCCATCCGGCCCAAGCCAACGACGGGGTAGTCCACAGTCTGGATGTACGTTTCCGGCCATGCGTGAGGCCGGTACGGTTCTGCAAAGTACACGTCGCGCCCTACGAAACCGGCCATCATACCGTTAGGCATGTTAATTAGGCCCGTCAGCGCGTCGGGTGACTGCGACCAGTACAGCGACGGAAGCTCTTCTCCCAGCGCGTCTGCCGCAGTCGAGTCAACGTACGAAGTTGTTGCGGCGGTGATCTCGGCCACGAACAGGTAAATCCCGTTCACCGACCGGTAAATTCGTTTGTGCGTTACGTTGTAGTCCCCGGTCGGGACCGTTGGGAACGACGCGACTGTAGTCGTTTCTGTTCCTGTGACATCGACCGATATAGAAGCTGGACTTGGCGCAGACTCAACCTCGAAACCACTCTCTGAACTAACCCATGTGAAGGTGTAGACTCTGGTCTCGGGCGTATCTGTTGCATCAGGGGTTCCTGTTACCGTTGCGATGGGAGCCGACGTGGGAGCGGGCAGTCCTAGACGCCGCGCTGCTGCGGGGTAGTCCGTGCCGGACAATGCCAAGGTAGAATTCGTTGCCTTTGGCGCGCCGTCTCCGGTGTAGAACGTCCACTCGGAGGTGTCTCCTGCGATCTGGCTTCGGGCCACATCAACGTCAGTCAACCAGTGGAACCAGTACTGGGTGTCCGAGATCGTATCCTGCCCAAAACGATAGATCGTCGCGGGGGTGCCTACTTTGTCCAGTGTGAGTTGCGTTGTGCCAACGTCCGACAACGACTGAATGCTGCCCGTAAAGACCGGACAGTTTATCGCGATCTGCGCCTGCTCCTGTTTAAGGTAGCGCGGCGGGATGCTGGGAGCGATCCCCCCAAAAGACTGTAATCGGACAACGGCCATGACGAATTCCTTTAGTCTGCGATAAACTTGCCTACTATGAGCTTAATAGCAGGCCAGAACACGATCAGGTACCTAATTTTTGTGTGGCCAAGAGGTTCGTCGCGCCAGTCGCGGTAGATGTTGTCGATCCACCCCTTTTCTTTAACGAACAATATGATGTGCGGATCGCCGTGGACAGAGACGCACCAGTGAAACTGCGTGCGTTTTGTGAGGATTTTCTTCCACATCTTCCGAAGCCCGCCAGCTTCAAGGTACGCAACGGTCACCGCAAAGTCGTCGCAGTCGCCTCGCTCACCTTTCTTCAGGATGTGGTAGCTGTCTACCGCGCCGTCAGCCTCCCACACGAAGTCCTTGGTAAACTCTCGGACGGTCATCATAGGCATACCGCGTCCTGCACGGCGTAGGCTCGCTGGATTTCATCCTGCGTTTGTTGGGTGTCCGTTCGAGACCGAGTCGGCAGGCTTTCGCGCCACTGACGACAAATCTCTGCTTCAGTCGCGGAAACCTGCGTCATCGAACTTACGCAGCCGCTCGTCAGCATTACGGCCACGATGCCTAATATCTTCAGCATTTTCCATATCCCTGATCTTGGCTTTGTCGCGGTCAGCGTTGACAGCTTTTCGTTTGGAAACAAACAGCCCGACGACCGCACCGAGGGCGAGAATAATCGCGCCCCCGATCTTAGCCATCAGCGCGCTCATCATGCGATTGCTCCCCTGAAGCCAATACCGGCCAAGCCAGCGTTGATCAGGATCATTGGCTCAGTGCCGCCCGTCAGTTGGTCAATCATCGCCACAAGGCTCACGTTGCCATGCAGGGGAAGGGTTGCCACGAAAGCGCCCGCGAGCACGGGAATGAGGCTGGCCCACCACGTCAGGCTTTTCGGTTTCAGATATTTCATTTCCTTAATCCTTTGATGAGGCCCAAGATAAGCTGCCACAAAGTCAGCAGCGGGGTTTGTGTCGTTTCTGGTTTCGATTGTCCTGCATCACGCAGCGAGTGCGCAAGCACTTCATCAACGCGGCGCTGCCAGCCCTTGCCGAATGCCACCCATAGCTTGCCGCCCCTAATAGACTTCATAAACGCCAAGCGGTTTGCATTCACCTGTCGTATCACGTCTTTGGCGGGCATGGCATTGACTGCTTTTATCGTGGCAGGGCCAATCTGTCCGTCTTGCGTTGCGCCGACAACCTTTTGCAGCACCTTAGCCGCGCGGGCTGGTCCGCTATTCACGGCGAAATCAGCCACGGTGTAATCAACGCCCATCGGCAACAAGTCAGCAAGCACCACATCCCAATAATTTCGCTTGTAGACAACCACGGCTTGCTCGGTCGTCAGCGCCTTCAAATCCGCAATCGTGCCCTTCGGCTTGATGAAGCGGCGAAAGGTTCCGATGGTGATGCCTTTGTTCGTCGCCCCACCGGGGTC